ATCCTTTATCTGTTTTAAGTTGTTTTTGCTTACCCGTTTCTATTTGATGCTTTACAGCTTCATTAAATAGCTTAGTATTTGTAATTACTACATCATGACCGTTAAAATAATGTTTTAGTGCATTCTTTTTAATTTCCGTACTAATATTAATAACAAAGTTTTCTTTACTGTGTTCTTTAACTGCATTAAGGTTATATTCTTTATTCTTTTTATCACAATGTAAGTGAGTATAAGTGTAAGTTGTTGTATTAGTTTTTCGAGTAGCTAAATATATTTTATTAAGTGCTTCTTTATCAATTTTTCTTACATCGTTTATATAATTTTCACTTGGTAAATCTCCACTAACATTTAACCTTAAAAAAGAATTAGTTCTTAATTGTTCTATTTCTTTAATTAAAGTATTAAAGTTATAACCTCTTTCATTTCTTGTCACCTTGTTTGCGTTCCAGCTCTGCGGTCCTTTCTTTGCATAACACTTGTTAAACAATGGGCAATATTTAGAGCAAGTTAACCAACTGGAAGTAGTCGCACTTACTAGTTTTTGAGGCTTTAAACCTGTTAATTTTTTGTTGGATGTTGCCTCTTTTAAATGGTAATTAGTCATGATAGTAATAAGATAAAAATAAAATTTTGCATTAAAAAAGAGCCTCTATTAAATAGAAGATAAAGGCTCTTAAGTTAGGATTAGATTTGTATTAAATTAGTAAGCTTTAATATTTTTAAGAAATATATAAAGGAGAATAATTGTACAAATCAAAATAATAAATGAAGTCATAAAGTTGGTAAATAAACAATAGATAAAACACTTACGGGATCTATAAAGAAATCATCCTCAATTGTATTAATTAAAGAATTTTCTTTTAATGGATCACCACTCGGACAAGTTTCGTTGTTAGTTTCGTCAACTTCAACTAAACAAGTAATTAATACTTTTTTCATTTAACTTGTTGTTGTAAGTGGTAAATGTTTCTAAGTTTTACTAGGATTAATTCCCAGTAATCGACATTTAAATTGCCTCTTTCTGTGAGGTTATTGTCATTAATTAAATCTATTAATGATTGTGTTTCTTGCATTGTTAAACCGTTCATTTATAAAGCCTCATTGATGATGCTTTCTTCAAGTGAAAGTATCTTAACGTGGTTTTTTCTAACTCAATTATCATTGGTTGTTAGCCTCCATGATTTCTTTTTCTTTGTCAGTTAGACATTCGTAGTGGACTCTGTATGCACCATCAGAAAACTCTGCTGGCTCATGACCTTGGTACACATCGTAAGGTGTGCAGTCTTCGTCACAATAAATCTTTTCATCACAACGATCACATTCATACCAATTACAATCTGCACATAACCAACCTTCTCTGTTGCCTATGTACTTGTCTCCATCGTACACATCTCTGTCACATGGCATACGATTAACGAATTTGAATGTCTGATTACCTTCAGCATCTCTGAAGTTGGTATCCTGTAGACAGTCAACACAGAATGAACCTATGTCTCCTACTACAAGAGGATCAAACTCTTTTAACCTCATTTAAGACCACCTTGAATTAGTTTTAATTGTGGTTTTTTGTTTATAAAAGGAGCTGAAGCTTTTTCAATAAACTTGTTAAATTTTGCAAGCATAGAGATTTTAATAAAATCGTCCTTAATTCTATTATCATTAAGCACATTAATAAACTTATTCTTGGTTACTGCTTCATATAATTCTATTTGTTGTAATTCCATATCAAACAAAGAATTGCGAATAAAACCAGTATCTGAATATTTGAATGTGTGTTGATGTTTTGTAATGCTTCCATTAGATTTGATAATTCTTTTTGTACATCCTGAACAATGAGGAAACTTTAAGTAAACCTCATTGACCAGAGCGAAATCATCGGATGCAAAAAAACTTATATAGGCGTCTTTGTAATGCGGTCCTTTTAATTGGAATATGTAACCGTCATGGTCACAGCCGTCAAAAGGTAGCCGTTCTCTTTCAATTAATTTAGTCATGGGAAAGGAATTAATAAAGGATTAAATAAGTAAATAAATTACTTACATCCCATAGTTACAAATACTTAAAACTTGTCAACATAAAACTTTAGTAATTGCAAATAATAAAACTTATATATGTCATAAGTTTTACTTATATGTTGTGGTCGTGGTCGTGTAAATAAAAATAAAAAAAAAATATAGATGTTGCTAGTTGCGAACGATTCTTAATATCAATAAGCATTTAACCAGTTACAAAATTGGCACATTAAGATGAAAATAAGACTCAATAAAGCTGTGCCAATCCTACAACTGGCATATAAAAGGAAGCCATAACCCCCCAAGGGGGGAGTCAGCCGCCAACATATTCGTAAGGTGCTCAAAAATTAGCAACAAAAATATTTCACTACTTTTTATAAAGACTATCTAAATATTGTTTATATAGTTCTAACCTCATTTCTTTAGGATTTAGTAAATGCCACCTGTTAAAGCGTAAAGAAGTCTTAAAATTCTTGTAATACCTGCTTTTTAAGAACATTTGAATGTATTTTTGCATAATTCATCTATTTCCTAGACCTATTAGAACTTTTTGATCTTACTCTAAGGTTAGCTATACTATTGTTTTTTGGGTTACCGTCTTTATGATCAACATCTTTACCTTTTAACTTATAACCAGAGTTTTTTAACTTACGTCTAGCGGTATTTCTACTACTTCTATTAGCAATCTGTTTAGGTTTACCTTGGTAATTATCATATTCCTTTCTATAGTTTCTAGTCATTTATATAGTATGTATATAATATATATTATATGTCATTTAACTGAGCAGTTAAAGGAGTAGTTAAATAACAGCTATTATTTAAATGTTCTATTAGTATAGTGTTTGTCTTTCTCATTAATATCCGTCTAACCAGTTAGCACCACCTGAAGCACCTAAAGAAGCTTTTTGTAAATCTTCTAAAGATTTAGCGTAACCTAATACTCCTACGTTTAAGCCACCTTCACCTTGTATAAACTGTCTTTCTAATTCCCATTGTTCTCGTTCCCTAGTTTTTATAGCTTTTTGTTCAGTTAATGCCATATTCTCTGTAAAGAATTGCACAGCCATTGCAAGAGCATCAAGGCGGTCATCATGTCTAATCGAATTTTTCTCTTTGGTAATCCTGGTCATTTGCCAAAAGAGCTGGTATTGAGATCTAGTTTCTGTTGGATAGCATTGAGTGGAAGCAATATCTTTAGCGATTATGTCAGTATCGACCATGAGCCTGTGTTGGTTCATGACAGGTTCAAGAGTATCAATAATCCTAGTTTCTTTTTGTTTTGTATGTCTGACCTCTTCGATAGAGCATGGGTAAATAGTACCCAAATATCTTTTCAAAAGCTCGCTGAACATACCGAGTCCAAGGTTGCTTTCAACCAATATTTGTTTAACCTTGTATTCCTTCGCAATGAGGGAGAGTTTCTTAAGATTAACTTCGCTGTAACCGCCCCTAAGACCTCCAGAAGCAAGGAGAAAGAGGTTACCATTCAAGTAGGCGACTACCGCATAGCCAAGCTCATCGCTGCCTCGTCCAGAAGGGTCCACAGCGAGTACAACCCCCGTGTAATCAATAAATTCAGACCCGATTTGAGCAGGTTTGTAAAAGAGATCACCGTGAAGCCCCACAGAAGGTAAATCTAAAGCTTTATCACCGTTAGCAAGCCATACAACCTTATCTGGACCTTGTTCTCTGTTTAAACGAAATATACATAAATCCATTAATTTAAGAGGATACCTTTCTTCATCAGATAAACTAATGTCTAATAAGAATTGAAGATTAAAAGTAGACCTACCTATTGATTCTTTACGAGCCTCTAGTTCTTCCCAGTTAAATCTTTCTGGATCTACAGGATGACCAGCTAAACTAGCATCTTTATCTAAATCAGAAGCTATTTTAGGGGCTAGTCGATGTTGATAATAGTCTTTACGTTTTCTAGCTGTTGGGTATAAAGCTGTCCATATTCTGGGAGTGTAACCAGCTAGTTCTAACTTTCCATAAATACTGTCTTGTGTGTGAGGAGTACCAAGAAAGACTATTTGACCTCCAGGTTTAATAATTGAGTCAAATTCTTTAATAGATTCTCTAAGTTTGTCTCTTATAAGTTGAGTTTCACAACTTTGAGGTGTTTCTACGTCATCAGCTACGATTAAATCAGCTCTGGAACCAGTTATTTGTCCAAAAATACCACTTGACCGTACTGAAGGACTTTGATCAGGTTTAGAACCATAAACATCAAAAGCTACCTTAGAAAATCTTTGAGTGTCGCTAGGAAATAAATCCTTAACCATAAACCAGTTTCTAAGTAAGTCATGGCAGAACACGCTAAAAGCGTCTGCACGGTCTTGTGCTGCTGATATGACCAATACTTTAGTATCTGGGTTTTTACGCAGCCTCCAGAGCACATAGCCAGCAGTTAAGAAGCTCTTACCACAACCTCTATATGCCATGATAATTCTTCTGTTAGGACCATTTTGCAGGTAATCAGCTAATTGATACTGAACAGGTGTAGGACTAGGTAACCTTAAAAAATGCCATAAATGCGTAGCAAATACAGGAAAACTATCTATAGCTTCTTTTATAATCTGTTGATGTTTATCAGGCACTAATCCAGTTGTTAATAAATTGCTCTCTTTCTATACAATAACGAGTATGTGTACGATACCACACTTTCCAATTATGACTACCTTTTGCTTGATTACAAGCTATACAAGCTGGAACAATATTAGTTGACAAATTTTCTCCTCCTTTAGTTTTAGGTTGTACATGATCTAGTGTTAAGTTAAAACTTTTTGTACCACAGTAAGCACATTGAAAATTAAAAGCTTCTTTAATTGATTGTCTCCATTGTTTAATAGCATCTTGTGATTGTAGGGCTTGTAAATTTGCCATAATATCCTCTGGCGTAGAAAACACAAAAACCCCAACATGAGGTGAATGTGTCATGCCAGGGTTAATGATTTTTGCATTAAAAAGAAAAACTCTTCTTATGCATTAATATAGGACTTTACTTTAGACATATCAATATCAGGAAGTGAAGAAATCATTTCAGTTATTGCTGAAACATCTCCATTCTTGTCTAAGGTAATACCTTGATCTTTAAGGAATTTAATAGCGTTAGCAAGGTCAGAAGCCTTTACATCCTCTCTATTTAGTTGATCTACTAATTTAGTAGCAACTAACCTATGGAGAGCTTGTAGCTCATCCTCAGATGCCATTCCTTGTAGTTTTCTTCTAGCCATCTTTTTCTGGGAATAAACTTTTCTCAATAAATTCTACAGCTTTGTCGTCCACACTATTATCTGTGGTAGAAGCTAATTTTTTAAGAAGTTGCACAATTAAAGATTTTACAGAATCTGAAGTGGCAAACTTCATTAAAATTGGTTTGAGTAATACAAGCATGATTAGTTAGCGTGGTTTTGAATGTAATCGGAAACGTCTTTATCCGTCCAATGATCGGGTTTTTTACCCATTTCACCTGAACTATTATAGTAATTAATTAGATTTATGTGACTACCTCTTTTCTGTTTTGTAGTAATATCTACTTTTTTCTCTTTTTTCTTTTTCTTATAACCAAACATAATTAACCTCCTTTTTTAGGTGCTGGTTCTATACCTCTATTATTTTGTTTTTCTTGTTCTTCTCTAATCTTTTTTAATTGCATACGCCATTGCAATTTTCTTTTGTATTCTTTGAAAAAAGCTTCTGACTTTTTTGCGTCTTCAAATTCACTCATGGTTTTAGTTTATAACCTTTCTTTATTTTTGCATTTTTTGAATCTTTTGCAAATTTTGCAGCTACGTTAGGTTTGTTAGCATAGAGATACTTCTTTTGTTTTTCACTTACAAATGGCATTATTTTTTAAAAAACTAATTAAATATTACATAGATTTAATTATAGCTTGGTATAGAGAAATAAAAACTAAGGCTAATATTACTAGTGAAATTAAAAATTACCATAAACAAATGGATAAATTGGAGCAAACTACACAGCCAATTGTCGTAGAAAATGGTAAATTTGGAGAGAAGGATTGGTTTATAGAAATCAAACATCCAGGATTTAACAATGGAACAAGAAGAAAATAAAAGAGAGTGGCTGCATGATGCAGTAAAAATCACAATTTTATTGTGGTCTGGACTTTTATTAACCGTTTCATACTACGAAAAGCCTGATGGTAAAAAGATTTTGGATTTTGATCCAACTTTTATCGCAAGTGTGTTTTCAGCATCAACTGCCTCGCTTGGTTTGTCCATTGGTAATGGTAGAAGTGGTGGTAATTCTAAATCAAGGGAAACTAAACAATGAAAAAATTATTATTAATAGCATTATTAATACCTAATGCAGTATTAGCTAACCAAATAACACCTGCATTCACTACAGGTAGTAGTAACTCAACTAATAATACTACTCAGACAATAACCCGTACTCACCAAATCCAGGTATATGGATCTACTGTAAGCACATGGGAAGGTACTAACGTAACTCCTAGTGCATCTATTACTGCGTCCGATACGACTTATACTGTAAGTGATGCAACAGTACCGTGGTCACTAAACATTACAACCAGAGCTGCTGGATTAGTAGAGCAACACGATATTTCAGAAAATATCACAACAACTTCTACTATTACTTCCTTATCTGTCTTCTCTCAATAGGGAATCCAGTAAAAGCAGAAGAAGAAGGTAATCAATCTATAGCAGCTCCTAATGCTGTTGGTAATTCCAGCATCATTAATCAAAATATGCAAATAAACCAAGGAGCAACAAGCAAAAATTATTACGGACGTAATATTGTATGCTCAACTCCTAGTATGAGTTTTACACCATTTTATACTGGTAATGATTCTCAATCAGAAGCATACTCTATAAGTCAAGGATGGGGCTTTCAGATAAGCTGGATGGTTCCTTTAGGTGCAAAGTATCATAAAAGCTGTTTAGAGCTTGTACAGAGGAATATAAAGCGGTCTGAGGCTGAAAATTTAAAAGTTAACTACGACAGAGAGCTTATAAGATTTAACCAATGTGCAAAATTATATTCACAGGGTTATATGATAAATCCTAAAAGTCCTATGTTTGGTTTATGTGGAGACATAATATCTATTTCGAGTTATGTGAAGAAGAATCAGAAGTCTTTTGAATCTCTTTCACTTCCTTCTTCAAAACCTTAGTAAAGATTTTTTTGAATATTTTCTTTAAATAATTAACAGCAGTTTGAGTCGCCATACCACCTGCCACCGTAATTAAAGAAGCTGTACCAGCAGCTA